ATCTTCTTTTTTTCGCGTCGGGTTGAAACCTAAAGGGAAACCCGCGTAAATTGGCAGCATGAACGACGCACAATTCCAACGATTTACCGAGCGCGTAGCGGAATACAGCACGCGCAGCGACCTAACGAGCGGCGTAAAGTCGCTTATACAAACGCTGGCCTGCGTAGAGATTGAGGAAGAAACCTTGCAGGCGTACTGCAACGAAAACGGCACTTGCTACATGGTGACGGGCAAAAGCGGCGACGTGTACAGCAGGGCGCGCCCGGAATGGCAGCAGCTCAAGGAAGCGCGAATGCGAAAGCAGGCAATGATTGCCACGCTGGAAAGGTTGGTAGGAACGACGACGGAAACCGAGGAAAGCGTTGACGGATATTTCTCCTGAATACTATTTTGACGAGGAAAGCGCAAACCGCGCCGTTGACTTCATCGAGAAGTTTTGCACCCACGTCAAAGGCGAGTTGGGCGGGCAGCCGTTCCTGCTGGAGGACTGGCAGAAGGACGACATAATACGGCCGCTCTTTGGTTGGAAGAAAGCCGACGGCCGAAGGAAGTACCGCACCTGTTACGTTGAGATTCCAAGGAAGAACGGCAAGTCGAACCTAAGCGCAGCCATCGCGCTGTATATGCTCTTTGCAGACAACGAACCCGGCGCGGAAGTCATCAGCGCAGCGGGCGACCGCAACCAAGCCAATATTGTCTTTTCGATTGCGCAAGAGATGATTCATAACAACAAGCACTTGAGCCAGCGCGCAAAGGTGCTGCGTTCGCAAATCGAATACAAATCCAGCTTTTACAAAAGCATCAGCGCAGAGGCCAGCACCAAACACGGCTTTAATTGTCACGCCGTTATATTTGACGAACTGCACACGCAGCCGAACCGCGATTTGTGGGACGTTCTCGTAACATCTACCGGCGCGCGTACGCAGCCTTTAATTATCGCACTAACTACCGCCGGTCATGATAGGAATTCGATATGTTTTGAGGTGCATGAATACGCTAGGCAAGTGGCGGCGGGCACTCTACGCGACGAAACTTTTTTACCGGTACTTTATGCCGCTAATGAAAGCGATGATTGGACAAGCGAAGAAACATGGAAGAAAGCCAATCCGGGATATGGCACAATCTGCACGAAAGCGTACTTTGAACAAGAAAGCAAGAAAGCGCAGAACGTCCCGTCGTACCTAAACACGTTCCTACGGCTGAACCTAAATATTTGGACAAGCGCGGAAACAGCATGGATTCCCGACGACGTTTTCATGCGCGGGAGCGACCCGATACCGTGGGACAAGCTGCCAAGCTTGCCGGCCTTTGGTGGCCTCGACCTTGCAAGTACGCAGGATTTGACCGCCTTTGCTTTGCTATTTAGGGACGACGAATGCGATTGCTTTTACCTCATCGTTCACCAGTTCGTTAACCAAGACAAAGCCGATTCTAAAAAACTAAGCGCGGGTATTGATTACCACAGGTTCGCCAAGGACGGGCACATAACCGTCACGCCGGGCAACGTTACCGACTTCCGTTACGTCAAGGAACACATTGTAGATGCGTGCAGCAAATACGACGTTCGCTCAATTGGCTACGACCCAAGGTTCTCCACTTACATCGTTAGCGAGCTGATACAAGACGATATTGAAATGCACCCAATGGCGCAGAACATTACCACGATGAACGGGCCAACCAAGGAATTTGAAATGCAGATGATGAAAGGCAATATTGTACACGGCGGCAATGAGGTGCTGCGCTGGCAGATGGGCTGCGCAGTTGTTTACACGGATGTAAACGAGAACAAGCGCGTAACGAAAGAGAAGCACGAAAGCAAGAAAGTTGATGGCGTTATAGCTTCAATAATTGCCATGAACGAATACGGCCACTACAAAACGAGCGGGGCAAACGATACGATATTCGACATAATTTCCCTTTCGTAAATTGCGAACCATATGGCAACACTTCGCGACAGATTTAACGCGCTATTTCGTTACCGCGTAGGCAAATATGACAGCCAAGCAATTCCGAATGAACTCGGTATTTATGGGCACACGGTAAGCGGCGCTAACGTAAACGAAGCGACCGCACTTACCATTTCCACGGTTTACGCCTGTACGTACAAAATTGCAAGTACGCTTGCCAGCTTGAATTTGGATATTTACGAGCGCAACGGCCGCAATATTGACGTTGCCAACGTGCATCCGGCGTTCGACGTTATCAAATACAAGCCGAACGAATATCAAACGGCTTTCGAGTTTTGGGAAACCATTATCAGCCACGCGGTACTGAACGGCTGCGGCTACGCGCTCATTGAACGCGATGCACGCGGATACGTAACGCAGCTCATTTGCTTGGACTATTACGACGTAGACCGCAAGTTCGTAAACGGCCAGCCCGTGTTTAGCGTTAAAAACGTGGGTATGGTTCAGCCGGAAAATATGCTGGAGATTTGCAACCTGCAGCGCAAAAGCCCAATTCGCTTGCACCGTGAAAACTTGGGATTGGCAAAAAGCGCAGAGGAATTCGGCGCGGAATACTTCGGAAGCGGCGGGCAAATGACCGGCATTTTATCCAGCGACCAGCCCTTGAAAAAAGAGCAAATGGATATTATCCAGCAGTCGTGGAACAAAGCGCAGAACCAAGCCGGTACCAAGTTGCTGCCGTTTGGCTTTAAGTATTCGCGCATCAGCATCAGCCCCGACGAAGCGCAATTTATTGAAACGCGCAAGTTCCAAGCCGAGGAAATTTGCCGCATTTTCAGCGTGCCGCCGGCATTGGTGCAACTCGAATCGCAGACGACGTACAACAACGTCGAGCAGCAAAACCTGCAGTTTGCACGCCATACGGTTACGCCGTGGGCAAAGCGCATCGAACAGGAAATCGACCGGAAGTTATTGCAGGCACGCGAGCGGCCCGAACTGTACAGCAAGTTCAATTTGAACGACTTGTACAGGGGCGATATGCAAAGCCGCGCGGCGTTCTATACTCAGATGCTCCAAAACGGAGTTTTAAATATAAATGAGGTCAGAGCGCGTGAAGAGCTGAACCCGACCGAGGGCGGCGATACGCACGTCGTCCAAGTGAACCAATTGGCACTTAACAAGCTGCAGGATTATAGCGAAAAATTGGCAAGCGATGGCGTTTAATGATTACCCGGAAAGCGCGGTAAACAACGCCAAGCGCGCACTAAAATTTGCCGACGAAAACGGCTGGGGCAGTTGCGGCACGCCGGTAGGTAAGCAGCGAGCAAACCAAATCGCCAGCCGGGAAAAGCTATCTATGGAAACCGTAAAGCGCGTTTACAGCTTTTTGAGCCGTCACGCACAAAACGCCGACGTACCTTACGACGAAGGGTGCGGCGGGTTGATGTACGACGCATGGGGCGGTAAATCAATGCTGCCATGGGCAAAGAAAAAAGTAAACGAAGCAGGCGAGCGAATGCAACGCAATCGTAAAAAGGCTTTGCAAAACAAGGTCAAAGAACACAACGAAAGCGTAAGCGCGGCGCACAAAAAAGCAACCGTCCCTATGTTGGAAAAGGTGTACGACCGTGGCGTAGGCGCATACAAGACGAACCCTGGAAGCGTGCGACCGTCAGTTAAAACGCCTGAACAATGGGCCATGGCCCGGGTAAATTCCTTTCTTTACGCTTTGAAAAACGAAAAGTTTCGAGGCGGCAAACATGACACTGATTTATTTCCCTCGGGCCACCCGTTGAGGACAAAAGGACAAGACGAAGAAAAAAACGATATGGAAGAAAAAAATAATAAGCAATCAACCGAGGCGCGGGAGCGCGTTGGCACTGTCGACGGTGAACCCGTTTTCAGCACAATTGAAGAAGCGTTAGAACAAGCCGAACGGCAAGGATGCACGGGATACCATACGCACGACCTTGAGGGCGAAACGGTTTACATGGCTTGCGAGTCGCACGGCGCGGCAACAAACGGCAAGAAGGACGACGAAGAACCGTACCGTAACTTAGAACACGAAGCCGAATTACGTGCGCAATATGGCGACAACGTAGAGTTGAGAACCGCCGAAGTGCGTGCCGCCGGCGACGATTCGTTAGTTGTCGAAGGCTACGCGAGCAACTTTGATGTTGAGTACGATTTAGGGTACTTCAAAGAAACCGTAGCACGCGGCGCGTTTGACGACGTATTGAACGACGACGTGCGGTTCTTGCTTAACCATACCGGCGCGCCCCTAGCACGAACTACCAACGGCACTTTGGAATTGACCGTAGACGAAACGGGTTTGCGATACCGCGCGGCACTTGCCGACACGCAGGACGGGCGCGACCTTTACAAGCTCATTAAGCGAGGCGACATAAACCAAAGTTCGTTTGCGTTTACGATTGACGCGGACGAATGGAGCGAAGACCGTAGCACGCGAACCATTACCAAAATTGGCCGTTTGTTGGATACGTCAGCCGTGACTTACCCAGCAAGCCCTAGTACGACAGTAGCAGCGCGAAACATGGCAGCGGCGGCGCAGGAAGCGGAGGAACTGAACGACGAACAGGAAGCAGCAGAACCGGCAACGGAAGAACGCGCAGAACCTGAAATCATAAAAACCGAAGCGCGTAACTTTACGCAGAAATCAGAAAACAATTTTTCAAATATGACTCTTAACGATTTAAAGGGCCAGCGTTCAGCATACTACGAAGAGTTCGTAGGTATTGGACAAAAGGCCGACAGCGAAGGCCGTTCATTGACTGAGGCCGAGCAGGAACGATGCGACAAGCTCGACAGCATGGTAGCCGACTTGGACGTAAAAATTAAGCACAAGCAGCGCGAGCAGGAAATGGTTGCACGCATGGCGCAGAGCGGCAACGTGTCCGAATCTGAAAAGCGCGAAGTTGAGCGCGTTCACGGTGCGTTTTCTATCAGCCGAGCAGTTGCACAAATTGCCAACGGCCGCAACTTGGAAGGCGCGGAAGCTGAATGGCAGCAGGAAGCCGCCAAGGAAGCACGTTCACAAGGCTTGCAGCTCACCGGACAGATTGCAATTCCTTCTATGGCTTTGCGTGCCTTGGGCGACGCTGACGAACACAGCGCAACCACGGGTTCAGGTTCAGGTTCAGTTGCAACGGTAGTACCTGCCGCAATCGAAGCTTTGCGCGCGCCAACAGTTATTGAAGGCTTGGGCGCAACTGTTATCCGCAACGCTAGTGGTAACTTGCAGTTCCCACGAATCTCTACCAAGGCATCGGGAACAGGCGAAGGCGAAGCCGATGCAAACGCAAACAGCGGTTTGTTGATGGATACGGTAAGCATGACACCGGAGCGCGTTTCAGCGAAGACCACGTACACCAAGCAGTTGATTTTGCAAGGCGGCGTTGGAATCGACACGTTGATTGCAAACGACTTGAGCGCAGCAATGAACGCATTTATTGACGACCGCGCGTTCGACGTGATTCTGGCCGATTCTGACGTAGACGACCAAACAACCGCAGGCGCAACTAACACTACCGATTTCTCAGCTATGGCTGTAGCAATGGAAGCGGCAGTATTGGCAGCCGGTGGTAACATGGCCGCCGCGCGTTACGCAATGTCGCCAAAGGCTTACGAGTTGACGAAGAACGCAGTTGCCGTTACCGGCGTTTCTGCTTTGTTCGAAAACGGACAGTTCAACGGCTTCCCAGCCACGGCAACGCCTTACCTCATCAACAACGCAAACGCGGGTGAGGGTCAGGTTGTATACGGTAACTTCGCGCAGGGCCTCATCTTGGCTTACTTCGGTGGCCTCGACTTGTTGGTTGACCCATACAGCGCAGCAGGCAACGCGCAAGTAACCTTGCACGCTAACCGATTCTTCGACGTTGCAGTACGTCAGCCAGGTGCATTGAGCATCTGCACGGACTTGGCAGCATCGTAATAATTGAGTGAATTCTAAGAAAGGGGCGGCTTCGGCTGCCCTTTTTTTTGTCCTGAAACCCCAGTAAATACAGGGAAAACTAAAAAAGTCGTAAAATAATTACGAAAATATTTGCGTAGAAAGGAAAGCTTGCCTTATCTTTGAAACATCAAACGAAACAAACAAAAACAAACAGTTATGACAAACGCACTACTCACCCTCATTAACGAGAACGACTTCACTGCATATGAAACGGCAGTTGTGACAGCATTGGTTATTAAGCTGGAGCCATGGATTGGCGTAGAAACTTATTCACCCGTTGAACATATTGACATTGCCGAAGCAACAGGTTTGGAAATTTCACAGGTTAAGGGCGTTGTTGGTAGCTTGGTAAAGAAAAACATTGTGCAGGTATGGGAACACGATGAAGAAGGAGGCCATACCATTAACTTTGTAGGTCAAGACACAATGGCAAAATAAATGACAGACAACGAAAAAAAAGAGCTACTAAAACAGTTGGTAGTTCTTTTAGTTTTTAATGGTATCGATATATCAGGTTTTTTTGGTGAACCCTTAGATTCATTTAACTATGATATGATTCGGCAAGCCATAGAAGATTTTGAACGATAGATAGAAGCCCCTCCGGGGGCTTTTTTTTTGTCCGTATTTTAGCGACATGATGACCGTTGAAATAACAGGTACGCCGACGCTCGATAGCGTGATAACGGTTGCCGATTTAAAGGCGCATTTGCGCGTTGACCACAGCGACGAAGACACGCTAATAACAAGCCTACGCGATGCCGCTATTTCGTGGATTGAGGATTATTGCAATACGCGCTTGGGCGACGTTACAGCCGTGGGTTACATCGACCATTTTTACAACGCCCGCTTTCCAATCGGGCCGGTAAATTCCATTTCGTCCGTTACGTACACCGACGCGAACGGCGACACGCAGACGCTGGCCGCTGCCAAATACTGGTTTGACATAAAAACGAAGTCGGCGCGCATCACATTCGACAACGTGCCACAGCTTTACGACGACACCTTCCACGCGGTGCAAATCAACATGAACTTAGGATACGCAGAAGCTGACGTGCCAGAACCTATCCTGCACGCCATCCGCTTGCTCGTTGGGCATTTGTACGAAAACCGGCAGCAGGTAACGCGAACCAGCGTAAACGAGCTGCCGTTAGGTATCCATTCGCTCGTTAGCCCTTACCGCAATATTTTGGCTGTATGAGGTTCGGCACAATGGACAGGCGCATAACCATTCAGCGCGCAACGCTGAGTGCAAACGCGTACGGCGAACGCTCGGAAACGTGGGGTACGCTCGCGACCGTGTGGGCCGAAGTGCAGTACAAGGAAGGCAGCGGCCGCGAAGCCGTGCAAAGCGACCAAATTTACAGCAGCCAGCCCGTGCATTTTATCATCCGCTATTCGTCGGACGTGAGCGGCATTCGACCAAGCGACCGCGTAAGCTACAACGGCGACATTTACCAAATTGAAGGTATCCAAGAAATCGGCCGCCAAGAAGGTTTTAGAATTGTTACAACTTTACGGGGTGAGTAATGGACGATTTGCAAAAACAATTGCGCAAAATCGAGAAGCGTTTAGACCGCGCCGCACGATTTGGAAGCTTACAGCACAAACAGTTGAAAAAGGTAAATCGTAAAGCGGCACGCGTTTACGTTCCCATTCAGCGCGCTGAGATTACAAACTACCCGCACGACATAATTATAAAGCGCAAAGGCAGCAAGCCCGTAATTGTACGCAGCGGCCAATTGAAGGCTTCTATTGGCGTTTGGTTCAGCAAGCGTAGCAATACAGCCATTGCCGGCCCGCGAGTTAACCCAGGGCCAAAAAAGAATTTCAAACGCAAGGTTCGTGAAAGTGCTGACGGCTGGTTCGCGCACATCGTCGAAATGGGCGCACGCCCCTCGCAGATGGAAAAAGGCATGATACCCGGCCGACGTGGGGCACGCCTAAAGACCAAAAACACCGGTGCATTTAAGCGCGGTTTGACGTTAGCACAGCCGGCGGTAAAACGAACGCAAATTAGCTTGTACCGAAGCGAGTTTAAACGATATATGAAATGACAGTAGGAAAGGCCATTTACCACCTTTTGACGAATGCGACAGACGTAACGGACATCGTAAGCACGCGCATATATCCCGAAATCGCACAGCAAGATGCGGATTTGCCATACATCGTATACGCGATTGCAAATAACGAACCGACGGATACGAAACGCGATGTCAGCCAATTAGATACCGCGCAAATTGAGGTAAATATTTATTCGGAAAGCTACACGCAATGCATTGATTTGGCCGCCGCAGTTCGCACGGCATTAGACCGCATAAAAGGCACGTATGCAGGCGTTGACGTTCAGAGCATCCAGTACCTAAACGAAATCATTGACTTCGACGAGCCGCAGCGCGCGTACAACATCAACGCCGACTACGACGTACGGATAAGCCGTGCAGGCACACCAATTCCGCAAGGGCCACCGGCGATTGTAACCGACGGCGACGGCAGCACGCACGAAGTTGACCCAGGCGGAACGTATACTTGCATCACGGCAACAGCGCCATCAGGCATACATTATCACCGTGTAATACCGTGGGACCAGAACGACCCAAGTTTAACGGCATACGTTGCTTATCAAAAAACGCAGGGAACTTACGATTATACCCCGCCAAGCAATCCCGAAACAATTGCGATGTTAGCCAATGGATACGTGGGCACCGACAGCGGCGCGCGTTTGGCGGAAAACAACAGATTTGGCAATACTTTTCGATACACTAACGACGAAGGCGAACAGTATACGGAAGGGTTTGCGGAAAGCGGCAGCAATACTAGCAGCAACCCCCGTTATTGCATCGACCACTTTACGGGTTTAGGTTGGTACGTTCAGGATGCATACAACGACCGGGTGCAGCGCACGCCGTCGGAAGCGTCCACATACGTAAGTTCATTTACTTACGCGGGCTTTAGTGATTGGCGTTTAGCAGATGCGGCCGAATACATTGTTGCCGCTCATTACGCTGACGTCAACAACAGTTATACGGGTGTTTACACACCGTTTGTTGACCAGTTGACAAGAAATTACGGTGGACAATTTTGGTACGGTACTTACACTAAGGACAATAAATATCTACAGTTAAGGACGAACGGCGCAACATTCCAAGAAAGGACCGCAACCAATACAAGCGGCCATTTGCTTATGGTGCGGAATCAATACATATGAACCCCTTATTTTAGAATCCGTAAATTGCACCCATGAAGGTAACGATTCAAAAAGCATACAACAAAGACGGTTGGAAATGGCCTGCCGGAATGGTTGTAGACGTATCCAACAAATTCGCGGCAAAGTTGAAGAAAGGCGGATACTTGGACAAGCCCGAAAAGACAGAACCAAAAAAATCTAAGAAATAATGGCCCAAACATCAGGCATCATTAACAGTTCGTCCATCCGTGTCTTTTTGGGCACTACGGACGACAGCGAGGTAGTTGTAGACCACGTAACCGAATGCAGCATTTCCATGACCACGGATATGCGCGACATTACAACCAAGACAAGCGGCGGATTCCGCGAGATTTTGCCCGGCCTAAAGTCGGCAAGTTTGAGCCTTTCCGGTTTGTTTGCTGAGGATGCAACCAACGGATTCAACCAGCTTATCGACCACCAAATTGCAGGTGACAAGCTGTTTGTTGTATTTACAAACACGGGTTCGGGTTCAGCGGCAAACGCAGGCGACGAGCAGTTCGATGTTGCAGGTTTTATTACAAGCTTGGAACAAACAGCCGGCGTTGAAGACAACGTAGGATTTTCTATGACAATCGAAGTAACAGGCACAGTTGTTCGCGAAGTAATTTCGTGATAACTTTGCTGCATGGTAGAAATTAAACTCGACGGCAAGACGTTTCCGGTTCGCGCTACCATGCGAGCCTGGAAACGCTTTGAAGACAACACCGGCAAAAAGGTTGCCGAGGTTGACAGCAACGACGTGACGTTGATTCCTGAATTGGTGTACTACTTCGTTCAGGAAGGTTGCAAGGCGCAGGGCATGGCGTTCGAAATGGACGTGGACGATTTTTTGGGGTTAATCGAAATCTCCGACTTGCCTGCACTTAGCAAAACCGTTGCCGACTGCATGGGTACTCAAAAAAAAACGAGGGCCAAGGCAAGCCGTTGAGTTGGGATGAAATCGAGGAAATGGGGTTAGGGCAATTGCGCCTTAACCCCGTTTTGCTTTACGACCTGACGTTTACCGAGTTCGGCAACGCCATGCGCGGCCACTACAAACAAATCGAGGAACGCGAAAAGGCGGATTGGGAGCGCACGCGCTGGCTGGCTGCCATCGTAGTAAACCCACACGTAAAGAAACGCCTCACGCCAAAAGACCTTGCCACGTTCCCTTGGGAGCAAAAAGAAAAGGCCGGCGACGGGTTTAGTATCTTGCGTTCATTAGCGAATTGATATGGCAAAACTTGGCGATTTAATTTTAAGGGTTGGCGCGGATACTTCGCAGCTTAACAAAAACCTAGGCATCGCGCGCAGAGATATTGCAAGGAACACCCGAGAAATCCAAAACCTTGGGCGCAATCTTACGGTAGGCATTACCGCGCCGCTTGCCATTATGGGCGCGACTAGCGTGCAGGCATTCCGTGAACAAAACAAAGCGATTGCACAGGTCGAAGCCGGTTTGCAATCGACGGCCGGACAAGTCGGGTTTACTTCGAAGGAGCTGCAAAAGATGGCCAGCGACTTGCAGAACAAAACGCTGTTCGGCGATGAGGTTATTTTGAAGGATGCGACGGCGCAGCTTTTGACATTTACCAATATCAGCGGCCAAAACTTCGCACGCACGCAGCAAGCAGCCTTGGACTTGGCGACGCGTTTGGACGGCGACCTAAAGAGCGCAAGTATTCAGTTGGGCAAAGCGTTGAACGACCCAGTTGCAAACCTCAGCGCGTTGAGCCGTTCGGGTATCCAGTTCAGCGAAGACCAAAAGGAGGTAATTAAGAGTCTGGCAGAAACAGGGCAGCTTGCCGAGGCGCAAACCATCATCCTCGACGAGCTGAACAAGCAGTACGGAGGCAGCGCCGAAGCAGCAGCCAAAGCCGACGGCGGGTTTACGCAGCTTGCCAATTCGTTCGGCGACTTGCAGGAAGAAATTGGCAAATTGTTGGTTCAGTACCTGCGGCCGATTGTTGACCGTCTAAAAACGTTTGTGCAGTTTTTGCAGGGAACGAGCGATACAACGAAAACGTTTGCGCTTGCTATTGCCGGCGTTGCTGCCGCTATTGGCCCGGTGCTGGTAATCCTGCCGAATTTTATTGGCGGTTTGAAGGCAGCAAAACTTGCATTTGCTGCACTTAACCGAACTATGCTTGCAAACCCATTTGGCGCAGTTGCTGCTGCGATTGGCTTGGTCGTCGGCGCCGTTATTATGCTCAACAACGTGAGCAGCGAGGGTAGCAGCAAAGTGGACGACCTAAAGAAAAGTTTGGCCGGCCTTGAGTTGGAGCAACAGGCGGCAAGCATTGAAGGCGCGGTAACGGCGCAACAAGCGTACGTAGCTCAACTAAAGCAAGAAAAGGCCGAGTTGATGAAGCTCGCACCGTACAAGCGCACAGCCAACAGCCAAG